GTTAACGCGCCGGGCAAATCGCTCTGTGTCGATCTCAAACAGCTCCTGACCGTCTTTAGTCTGTTTGTAATAGCTGACCGCAATGTCAACCGTGATGGCGTTCTCTGAAAGAGCGTCTTTACCCCGTGCATCGGGAGTGACCGTATGAACAAAACCCTCAATCTCCTCAACCGTTCCCAGGGCGGTGCCGTTAGCCAGATAACCCTGATAGGCAGTGAAGCGCGGGCGACTGCCACTGACGAAACCGAACGCCGTCAGCATGTCGGTATCGATGCCGTAAAATTTAATCTGACAGGTCATTGCCTCCATGCCGTCATCAACGGGTGTCGGTGCGTCCTGCGCGCCGGTACGCAAATCGGTTTTGACGATCGCCAGTGTCGGCGGCGTGAATTCGTGCGCGCCCTGAATGCGCACCCCCTGCCTGAAAAACGTCCAGACGCGTAATGTATTTTTATCACTCATGCCGCCAGCATCTCCTCAAGCGCATAGTTGTTATTAACCCGGACACGCAGGCTGATCAGCTCGGTTGGTGACTTAGGACCAAAATCGTAATTGATATAAAGTTCACCCGCTGCCAGCGTTTCTTTTGTGTTCAGCTCCTTATCCAGCCAGGCTTCGCCACCGAAAATGGCTTTCAGCCTGACCAGTTTCCGCATATATGAGTTAATGGTGCCAATGATGTCATCAGCATTTTCCCAGTCCAGAGGACGGTCCACGTACGGCAGCATGGCCTCCTGAATGCTGTCCTCAATCACGTCCGCCGTGCGACGGACTGATTCAAAGTGCCACTGCGGATCGTCCGCGCACAGGCGGTTACCCCAGTGTTTAAATCCAGAGCGTCGCACGATGGTTGAGACGTTCTGCATATTCAGTAGGTTGGCATCACAATTTCTTTCGCCGAGGATAAATTCATCAATCTGCTCAACGCCGAGGATATTGTTGATGTCCTGATTGGATTTGCTCCACCACCAGCCCTTTTCGAAATCGACCCGGGCACGCAGCCCGGCAGCAAACGCGGAATAGGCCCGGTATACCAACTGGCCGTCACTGTTGCTCGTCTGAACACGCGGACGCAAAAGCTCGGTACGTGCGCCATATGACTGGCGGCGCTGGACCACTTCCTGCAGTGTTGCGCCTGACGCGCAGTCAACATAGGCCACAGCTCGCAATTTACCGGCAACCGTCTCCAGTGCTTTACCTACCGCGTCGTCCTCACTGAAACCGGGTGCAATAACAATGCGCGGTTGATAGGTAGTCGCGGCTTTAGCAGATGAAAGTTTACTGATACCAGCAAGAACGGCGGCACGCTGATGCTCTTTCCTTGTTTCCTCACTGACGCGCACAATTACGGTCAGAGCGTTGCGCTGGTCATTAATGTCAGCAATGGCCTGCTTAAGCGTTCCGGTGTCACCCAAGCGGGACATCATCGTTGTGCCAACAATCGCCACGGGCGTATTGAGCGGGAACGGTTCATCCTCTCCACCAGTCAGCTGAAGCGTAAATGGCGTGACAAAGCCCGCTCCACTGCCTGAAACCAGTATTTTCGCGCCATCCTGTGCAGGTACGACGGCAACAACATCAGCGGGAGTTGCATTCAGCACCCCATCCTCATCGCAGCCCAGCGTGATGCTGAGTTTGAGTGCGGCGGCATCCCATGATGCTGATGTGGGAACAGCTGCTTTTACAGTCGAGTCGGGTACACCTGCAACAGCCTCCACGCTGATAACATTTCCCGCTCTGCCGATGATGGTTGTTTTGAAGTTCAGCACGTTATCGAGTATCGGGGTTCCGGTCGTAGCACTGGCTGGCGTACCGGCTGATGCATCAGGAGCGGTTCCCACCAGCCCAATAATTGCCGTCTGAATCGTTGTTACTGCAACGGTGCCAGAGGTTAACTCTATAGTTTCAACACCATGTAAATCACCCATCTGTTTTCTCCAGGCATAAAAAAACCTGCCGGCGCAGGTTACATTTTCTGATTAGGTTTTCCGGTTGTTCCGCCGCTGTCGCCAGGGTGGTCGTGGTCGTTATGCACCTCCCGGATTTTGCTCATAGTGCCGGTACCGTCACTTATATCGCCGGTTGCACCGATGTCGCCGTTCACCTGCGTTTTCCCCTGCACTGTCAGCGTTTCAGTAATTTCAACAGGACCATCCAGCGTGCCGATTCCAACAATTTTGTATGATCCCCCTGCCGCGATTTTGATTGTCAGTGCATGGGCCTCCCGGTCATACCTGATTTCAGTGCCATCGCTATAGCGGGTGATATGCTCGCTATCGCTACCCTCGGGCACAGGCATTACTCCCGTATTCCAGCCCGGAACCACCCGGCCATTGTTCAGTTCCCCGGCCTCTGACAGTACGGTAACGGCATCACCCACGGCGCAGGGGTTTGAGTCGGAACGGTTAGCCCCTGAAAAACCCTGGCAAAGTGGCAGCCAGGTGGTGACGATATCCCCGAGATCGACACGGCATTTTGGCTGCTTATCATGGCGGACTGAGTGAATCACGCCACGGCGGATGAGATTAGCCAGCCGCCGCTGCAGGTCTCCACTGATATCACTCATCGGCTTTTGACTCCCAGATCAGCCGATAGTCATCGACATGCGCACGCCCTACATCGGGTGATTTACCCAGCCACACCTTACGCAACGGCACACCTGATGGCGCAAACGGATCAGCACCAAATGCGGTTGATTGCGTGTATGAAACCCGCCAGACCAGGTAATCATCCATACGGGGATCAAACTCATCACGTTCAGCCGATATGAATTCAGCTGGCCCTATGTGGCTGATACCAAATTGCTGACCGTCAATCCATTGCGTGATATCTGCTGCTGCAGTTCGCAAAAAAATTTCAGGTTTACTGGCGCTGGCTCCCTCAGAATCAACCACGACAAACAGATCACAGCTGAGCGAGACCTGCAACTGGCCCTCATTACTGCCACCTTGCTCCCAGCTGTTAATCGTGAAATACACTGCAGGCGTGGTTAATCCGGTAAATCGGGGAATATTTTTTTCGGGATAGGCATCAGCATCCCGCACCCACGCTATGTTTTTCAGCGCCGAAATAACGGCGTCATGGTACTGCCCCATCATTAACGGTTCAGCCATTGCAAACCTCACACAGAAATTTTGGCTTTAACACGGCCACGCAGATCGCTCTGAAAATGATGCATAAAAATCTCCAACACCTCCGCAAATGCGTTGTCCTCTATGTAGTTCAGCATTGGTTCATAGATATCAATTTCAGCATCATGGGTCCGGCGCGTTTCCGGGTCACGAATCACTACCGTGCGTCGATTATCGCGGCGACTCCGAGCCACCTCCCCATTCTCAAATGTGCGGGCTGACAGCAGGTTCCCTTTAGGAGTGAATCCGACTGTGTTAGCCCGTCGCCGCGATTTAATAAACCGGCCCGTATTTTTATCGCGCCGATCATGATGTGGCCGCACGCGGCCAGAGATTTTCCCTTTCAGGTCTTTCACCTTTATCGCGTTCAGGCCAAACCACAGTCGGAAATTATCCAGCGTGGAATTAGAGGCTGGCTGAACACGAAACGACAGGAGGCGACGGCGCACCATATTCATGCTGCGCGGTGCCAGGCCATCTTTAAGATCGGCCATTGCCCGCTTTCTCAGCGTTGCCCCTGTTCGCTGTAATGCCCGTGAATACGCGGCACGAAACTGTTTTTGTGTGGCTCCGATTTTTTCCGCTATCCGCCAGATAGCTGTAACGTCAATATCCACGGGTAAATCCCGCCTTAGCCGCGATTCACGTGCCATTTCATTTACTCCAGTTATTTATCTCAGGCTGGGGTTTTCCCGGCTCACCGAACGCCAGCGAAACGCGGGTGCGGCCTTGTTCATCGGTTCCCACATGAGTGACGCGATAATTGACGCCATTCACCACCACGCCGTCACCCTTGGAAAGATCGGCAATATCAGCCGTCATGGCGCTGAATGCTGGCGAGTAGTCCTGCAACTCACCGCCGCCCGGCACACTCACAGGTGAATCGGGCGATTCAAATATCACCACCACCGGGCGCGCCTCACCTCCCATTAGCAGGGTGGCCGGGGATTCCTCAGCAAACGCCCGGTTAATCCGGGCATCCGCCTTTGCCAGCCGCGAACGGAAGCGGTTCATCAGAAGCCCAGCCGCACGGCAACAGACTCGTCACCGGCTTCAGCATCCGCCCAGGCAGTACCGGCAAGAGGATTAGGCGTAGCATCTTCACCTGCTTCCGCCGTCACCTTGCCGTCTGCAAGATAGAGTTTCTGGCCCGTCCCGACAGACTCTGCCGCTTTTGGCAGTACAAACACCCCAGCCGTATGAAGCACACCCCATAAACCCGCCAGAATATCGTCATGTGCTACACCCACCAGCGCCCCCACAACCACTGCCTCGCCGGAGGCAATTTCAGTAGCGCCGGTGTTCAGATAATCAATCGTTCTGCCGTCCTGCTGATAATTCGTTGCCATCGTTACTCTCCAATGAAAAAGGCGGCCTGCGCCGCCCGGATATAAGAAAGCCGCCCGGAGGCGGCTTATTTGTTGGTGACTTTAACCAGGCCCCGATGATCCAGAGGGGCAACACCAGCATCAATGCGAACCTTGAACGCCGCACCATCAATGGTGAACCCCTGCTGCTGCTCCAGATACGGGGTATCAATGCCGTCCAGATAGGCGACCTCGATAGTGTCGCGGCCCTGCGCTGCAGCCAGGTAATAATCAGTCGCGCTGCTGTCATCCAGACGCGCCTCCGACATGACCTCCACGAAGTTCTGAATCGGGTTATTGATGCCACTGTTAACATCAGCACCCGGCACGCTGGCAGATTTGATCAGCTGGTTGGCGCGAGACTCGATAGCGACGGGTGCCAGCATAAACGCAGGGCGAATATTCAGGTTACGCTCACCTGATTTCTGCAACTTCATCGCCTTGCGTGCCGTGTCCAGACCTTCAATGCTCAGACCGGCTTTAATCAGGTTGCCGTGGTCGGCATGGAACAGCGGCTTACCGTCTGACATTTTCGGGTTGCTGGTCAGGACGGCCCAGACCAGATCGCCTACTGTTGCTCGGGCTGCGCTTCCCATCGCCTGCGGAATCCCGGTCAGCATGGATAAATCATCATTGATAATGGCCTGACGGTCGATGCTGAACAGGTTACCGTAGGTTGCCAGCGCAATCGGCTCGCCACGATCTTTGAGCGTGACATATTTATATTCTGCGCCTGGTCGCACTTTGCTCAGTGTCGGGAACGTCTCAAGGCCAACGCGGTGCGCAGTTTTGAAATCAGTCAGAATCCCTTTCCGCGTCCATTTATCAAAAATTTCTTCGGCCTCATTCCAGCCCATCAGCGCCGCTTTATTAGCCACGTCCATCAGGATATTGCCAAAATCACTGTTACTGTGGGTGAATGCCAGACCCACCATTGCCATCGGAGTCTGATGACCGGCAATACCGATCCCGCGATCAACCAGAGAAGCACGTGCCAGCTCACGCAGCGTATAGCCTGCATACGCATTATCTTTTTCTGCTTCCGCATAGCCCACGCGGGACATGATTGCAGCACGAACTGAGTCGCCCACCAGATTGCCATTACCCGCAAGCAGATGAATGGCACCCGGTCCGGCAAGCGGGGTTGTGCCTGCCGCCAGCGCGGTCAGCAGTTTGCCGCGTGCAACTTCCGCTGAGCATGACATATCACTGATACATTCGGTGCGCAGAGAGGCAAATGCCGGAAATGACTCAAACACTGCGCTAACGGCATTAACGCGCTCAGCGTTCGCCGTCTGCATCTGCTGCTGCAACTGAACAGCCAGTGCGCTGATATCGATGTTGCCTGCCTGAACCGGCGCGGGCGGCGTGACTGCTGCCTGCGGGGCAGGAACCTGCGGCGCTGGCGTCTGAGCAGCTGGTTTTCCTTCCGCGCGTGGCGTAAACAGTGATTGGAGTTGTTGAGGCATGTTGGTGTAATCCTTCAGTTTGTTTTCATTCATACAGGCTGCTGCCTGCAGTTCAGGTTTCAGGGTATCGGCAAAACCTTTTTCAACGGCCTCTGCACCACTCAGCCAGGTTTCGGCTTTCAGCATTGCCTCAAGCTCTTCGCGCCCCAGACCGGTTTTATTCATGTAGGCGTTGAGCATCAGCGCCTCATTACGATCTAGGAAATCAGCGTAATCGCGCATCTCATCGGAATCGCCAGCAATGCCGCCCCACGGTTTATGAATCATGATCCAG